CATTTTGAACATATTCAAAACCTTCTACGTCGTGACCCTGATGTTGAAAGTAATTTGCTAATTGACTACCAATAAAACCTTTATGGCCTGTTACTAAAATTTTCATTCATTCTCTCTATTATACTAGTTGTTGATTTGCCTTCAACTGTAGGAAAAATTTCAACTTTGTATTTTTCATGACCTACTACAGTTTCTATTATATAGTCTCCGCCCTTGATAATCAAGTCTGGATTTATCCAATTCATTAATTCTAAAGGAGTATCTTCTTTAAAAATATGTACTTCGTCTACCCAAGGTAATGCCAACAACTGTTCTTTGCGTAACATATGATTGTTGATAGGCCTGTCAGTACCTTTTAAACGCTTTACACTTTCATCGCTATTAATACCTACAATAAGTTTATCGCCTTTTGATTTAGCATATTCTAGTAATTTTAAATGTCCAGTGTGTAGTATATCAAACACGCCATTTGTGAATACAATTTTTTTTTCTAAATCTGATTTATTTAAGATATATGTACCAGAATGTTTTACACTTTCGGTTGATCCTCTAACAGCAACGTTTAATGATTTTTCATAATCATAGCCTTTTGTAAGAGCATACACAAAACTTGCTAAAAAACAGTCTCCAGCACCAGTAACATCTGCTACTTCTAAATTATCGACTGGTATTAGGTATTTCTTACCATCAATAGTAGCAGTAACTTCTTCCCCAGCATTAGTAACAATAATGTTACCTTGCCAGTTATCAAATTCTAAATTTTCAAACTCGTTGTAATTGGGTTTGACTAACCAAGCACCTTCATAAAACCACTGGTTCTCTTTAGGATCAACAATTATTTTACAGTTAAATTTATTAATATGTTTAATAATACCTCTTGCTTCGTCTAGTACACCTTTGTTGTAATCACTTAATACAACATAGTCATACTGAGTAAAATTTGTTGCTAATACTCTTTCTAAGATAGCTGTGCTATTTGCTTGTGTGTCGTCATCGATGCGTGTAATATAATGTCCATCACATATGACACGTGTCTTAACACTAGCTTTGCTGTTGGTTTCAAACAAATCAACATCAACGCCTAGGCTCTTTAAATTTTCAAACACAAGGCCTGCCCCGCCAATTGTTTCTTTTTCTTCTATGTAAGTTATCACTGGTACAGGTGCTTCTGGACTAATACGTGTGCTAGTTCCATAAATGTATTTGTCAATGATAACATCACCGATAACTAAAACTTTTTTCATTAATTAACCTTTTATGTATTTGGTATTATCGGGCAGGTCTTTTGCCATTTGTTCAAATTGTGTGATATGATGGAGATAAGATGTAGTGGAAACAACATCTGTTTTATTAAACTCAATTTCTCTGCGGGCAACTTCATCGGTCAATTGTCCTGTTCCTGCTAACACAAAACTCCATAATGGCCACCCAGCACTACCTTCTTGTTTAGGAAACATAGATGTGTTAGGCACACGGTGTGTACATAGCCCACGCATATTTTCCACAAACGGAGTCATAGTAGCACCTGAATCAATATACTTCCAAAATTCAGTATCATTTCTTCCGCACGTATAATGTGCTACTAGAAAATCTTTCATGTTGTCATATAAATTACCGTTAACTTCATTATAATTTTCTACTTGACCAGGATTACATGTTTCTTGATTGGTTTGTCCTAAACAACTAAAAATAAAATGCTTTAACTGCATGATCGTTGTATGTATACTAGTGGCTTCTAGTGGCTCTGCGAATGCCGCACACAGTCCTACAGATAATACATTCTTAATCCATACCTTCTCTTGTCTACCACTATCAAATTTTAGTAACCTAATTGGATCAACTTTTCGTCCGATTGTTTGTTCAAGTTCGGCATGTGCTTCATCAGGTGTAACAAAGTCATCACAGAATACATACCCGCATCCGCGGCGTTCTTTTGTAGGAATTTGCCAACACCAACCATTATTTTGAGCCCAAGCATTAGTAACAGGTTCAATAATGTCATCATCTTCATATGGTAATAAAAACGGTAATGCGCTGTTTACAGGAAGGTTTTCTTTGTAACTTTTCCATTTACCGCCCACTGCTTTCATTAATACTTGATTAAATCCACTAGCATCTATAAACATGTCTCCCTTTACGGTGACACCATTGCTTAGTTTTACTGATTCTACAAATCCTGATTCACCACTGATGTTAACATTCTCTACTTCGCTGTCAATATGTGTTACAGTATCACAGATTTTCTTAAAATATTGTCCAACTTTGTGTGCGTCAAAATGGTAAGCATGGTTTCCTTCTTTCTCTACAAAACTATTTTTATTGTGATGAATTTTATACCCAAGCTCAGTAGAAATATGTAGTAAATCTTGTTCACGATAACCTAACGCATGTTGAAAAACAATATCAGCAAAATCATTACTAGTAGGAGTTCCATCAATCGGACCATAATAATGTTTGTTTTTGTTAGGACCCCAACCTATGTGTTTAATACCTAATTTGATAGTAGCATCACACTCTTTAATAAAATCTTGTTCGTTACATCCTAAGTTCCACATAATATTTTGTACAACATTTGTAAGTGATCCCGTTGACCCTTCACCAGCACCGATGATACCAATTTTACTACTTTCGATACATGTAACACTATGTTCAGGCCTAATCTTACTAATCATCAACGCCGCAAGCCAACCGGCTGTTCCGCCCCCTACAATTACAATTTTCATATTAGCTTATCTCCACTCCTATGTCCTCTTTGCCACCAGTCGCATCCGACATTTGTACTTTCGATGGCATCTGAATGAGGAATACTTGAAAGGTAACGAACTTCTTCTGCTAAATGGAATTCTCTCATCATAAATTCAATTTCCATAGGATTTAAATAGTTTAAATCTTTATTAACAGGATAACCCATTTGTATTAACCATAAATGCCAGTTGGGTGGATGAAACAGTGTTTTAGATACTACACTTGTATAAAATTTTCTATTTGGATCTTTAAGCCATTCTTCATAATAGAGATGTTTGTCTGATTTTACATGTGTTTCTTTCACATAATTCCAAAAAGGCGTGTCCCATTTAGTATCAGAATAATGACTGTTAACAAAATCAACAGCATCCTCATACCAATAAATCATTTCGTTATTATATCCTTCAACATCTGCCTCTGAATAAGCATTGTGTGAAATACGTGCTAGTAATTTTTCAAATCCTGTTGTCATACTAGCGAGGCCGGTTGATTCTAGCGGCTCGATAAATCCACCACTTAGACCTATTGAAACAACATTATTTTCCCAAAAGTTTTTACTGTAGTAAGGTACCCAATCAATAACTTTTAGGTCTTCTGGTTTAATTCTTCCATTCCAGTGATCACAAAAATATTGTTTTGCTGTGTCAATGTCAGTAATATCTTTGTTGAATACCATTCCGCTACCAAAGCGTGATTGTGTAGGAATCTCCCAAATCCAGCCGTGCTCAACAGCAGGGCAATTCACATATGGTACACGCTCTTTATCTACATCTTCGTACGGTACATGTCCTGCTACCGCACAGTTTGTAAACAGCCTACCTTCACCTAACAGCTCTACACGGTCAGATTCTTTTAAGATTGAAGCAAAGCCAGTACAGTCAACAAACAAGTCTGAAGAATGTATGTGTCCGTTTTTAAGTTCAACACTTTCAACATTACCTGATGAGTCTCTATTGACTCCAACTACATCACTTTTAATTACATCTACCTTACCATGGCAAAACTTTTGTAGTTGTGTCACTAATTTACCAGCATCAATATGGTATGCTAGTGTTTCAAACGACCCCCACATGTCCACTTTGCCATTCATTACAGTATTGTAAGTAGGCAATGCCGCAGTTCTAAAATCCATATCTTGCTTACTGTGCGCCCATAAATCATATTGAGTACATTGTTTATCAAAATAACTTCTATTTAAATAAAACGGGTGCCAAACACCGTTGCCTTTAGGATCTCTCCATTTCGGAAAATTAATTCCAGTTTTGTATGTTGTATCAATTTTTGCGAACCAATCAGTCAATTGTAATCCGCACTCTCTAAGAAAATGTGGAAATGTAAGCACTGTTGCTTCACCAACTCCGATAGGATTACCAATTTCCTTGTCAATAACTGTTAATTTTAAATCCCACTTATTATTCATTAGATATGCAGCACCCAACCAAGCCGCTGAGCCGCCACCAACGATGGTAATATTTTTAATTTGTTTCATTTTCTAAATATCCTATTAAATTGAAGACCGTTTCTAATTTAGTTTGATTTGTTTTACTCTGTAGTGTATTACGTAATCCAACATGTAAAGGTTTAGGCCATTTCCCAAAACTTACCCATGCGTAACCATCATGTTCATTGTTTAGGTTTGGAAGAAACTCTTCATTGACTACAACTAAGTATGTGTGGAAACTAAACTTTTCATCTGTACTAATAAAAGTTTCTAAAGGAATAGTTTTAGTTATTGCTGGAATAAATCCTACTTCCTCTTCAATTTCTCGTTGTAAAGCCGGCCAAGGTAATTCGTCCTTGCCGTTGGTCCCTCCGACTAAGCCCCATACATTTTTTTGTTTACTTTGTGCTCTATGTAATAATAAAAACCTTTTAGTTTTTACGGAATAGAACAGAGCACCACTACAAATTATCTCTTGGTTCATGCAATTAGTTATGCTATAAGGTTATTCGCCAGGAGCCTTTTCGGTACTCGCCTTCGAATGAAAGTATCCATTCTGTACCAGTCCACTTATATTGTACCCCTGTATTTAAATTAGTAACATAAACAGTATCTGTAGATGTATATTTACTAGCATCAAATACTATGTTCCAGTCAGAGCCGTCCCATTCAATAATATCATTTTCACTAGCAATAAAGTCAATATTGCTTGATCCCTTCCATGCGTCAGGACCGTCTTCGTTTTCAGTATTCCCAATTGAACCTAGTAGCAGTAGTCGTAATCCTGCCGCTTTATCATCTGTTGGATTATACTTGGTAGGATCAATAATATAGTCTACGCTACCTTCATTGCCTCTACCTGCTGGCGAATTTAGATTAGTATTTGTAGGAATAGTATCTTCATCCCAATCAATGATAATTTGTGTTTCGTCTAATGGATTAATTGTAATTGTGCCGTTAACGCTTCCGTTAGATGTTTCTCCTGAGAGTACAGTACGTTTCAATTGAAGTTGGCTTAACCCAGCTACATAATCTTGTGGCCTATCTTCAAAGAAGTCTACCCAAGAAACTGTACCAACTGTACCTTTATGAATTAATTGTGCTACATTATTGAGGACATTAAGATCATAATTTTCGTAACCGCGCACAACCATATTAAGATTAAGTCCACCTTTTTCTAAATCTGTAGTAGGAATTATTGTGCCATCATATGCTCTTAGCTCTGGTGTAGATTCTCCTAGGTTAATAGTACCTCTGGATTCATCAAATATACTCATTACTACATTTGTAATAATCCCTAGTTTCTTAACCTTAGCAGGCATATTTAAATAGATTGGTGTTGTAAATCCTAGCTGTGCTACATCAATATCACTTTCTGTACCAATTGGAATTGTTCTATTACTGAAGCTGATATTAGTAAGTTCAACTGTAGTCAAACTACTCCAATCAATGTAGTTATCTGTGGTTTGTATTTCTAAACTAGGATTAAACAACATTAGAAGTTGCTCCATAATTTGTAACTTTTGATCTGTATTTGTTGTCCACATATCTACGTTTACTGCGAGCGTATAAGGACTAGGCATAATACGTTCTACTGTGTAATTTTTTCCTTGTGTATTTAGATATTCGTTATTATCTTCATCATAGGCACGTTCTCTAATGTGTACTTTACTTGTAAATGAACTGTCTGAAGTACGTGTTCTGTCTTGCTCTAGTCCAGTGATATACACAGCCATACGAGGTGCACTAGGTATTTTGTTTTCGGAATTATCTCTTAGTATGTGTCCAACTTGACGAGTAATATCGCCATACATCACAGGAACTTGAACTATTTTTCCATCACCGTCTTTGTAAGAAAAATTACTAAACAGTCTAACTAACTGTGTAATGTATCTCCTAATCTGTCCATCATAAAAATGTTGCATTAATTATCTGCCTTTGGTTTAAGTGCTTTTGAAATACTTTGACGTTCTTGAACTTGGTCACCACTAATTTCGTTTGTGTTAGTATTATTAATAAATGTACCTTTTTGTGTTTGTTTTGTATCTGTATTTGAAAGCGGTGTACGCACAGCATCTTCCATTTTAACCCACCTTTGACTATCATATCTAAACAAGCGGTTCGGCATCATATCAACACGTAAAAAGTAATCTCCTTTTACACTGTCTGTAGGGAAAGAAATACCACTACCAAATACTTCACCATTGGGTGCTAATCCGTCACCAATAATATACCCGTCATACCCGTTTCTATCTGGAGTTTGATTTACTCTACTAGCATCAAGTTGACCACTTTCAATACTAGCGTCAAGATCAGTTTGATCAGTTCTTACAAGTTCTGGGTTGCCAGAATCGTCTGTTTGTAATGTATAAAAACTGCTAGTATCGTATCCCGACTTAGGTGCGTCGGCTTCTGCTTGTTGTAGAATAGCATTGTTGACCTGCATTTCAGATTCATATGTTGATAGGACATCACGTAGTGTTTGAGTGGACCCTTCTTCTGCTGGTAAATCAAGCACTTCTTTAAATTCTTGTGAGTCGATAATTTGTTTCATTTTTACACGATACAAGTGCGGATACCAACTAGGTGAAAATCCTTCGCTTGCTCTGTTCACATCTTCAACAACATAGTAACGTTTTAAAGCTACACTGAAATCATTTAATGCATTTTCATCTTTTAGATGTGGCAACTCAATAACATCACCTGACATAATTTTACGTCCTAGTGTTTTTACACTATAGTTGATAGGTATAGTCATAAAAATAATATCATTTTGTAAAAATAGACCAAATTGACTCATATCAAAATCTACATCGCTTACATTATAAATACCACGCATTGTGTAAATGTCTGGATCGTATTTCCGATCTCTATTTTCCATGAACAACATATCTTGTATGTTTGTTTCTTTAACAGCATCGTACTGTGGCTGATCAGCCGTAGCACTTGCATCATCAGGATTCTTAGGTCCTAAATATTTGTGAACAAAGACATCGGTTCCACCAACTGTAAACATTTCTGTTATGGTTTGATCTAAGAACTTGTAGTCTTTTCCCTTTTCGGGTTTATATAAACTTAATCTCGGCATCGTAATACTATTTATGTGATGATAAATACTATAGCGGAGAAGATTACAAATGGCTAGCAATATTCAAACAAAAAGACAAGAAGTGTACAAATACATAGAACTTAATCTCGGCGGCGGCATGGTCGACGTAGAATTAGATCCAGAACACTATGAAAGTGCGCTTAATACCGCACTAACAAAATTTAGACAGCGTTCAGACAATGCTGTAGAGGAATCATATGTTTTTCTTCCTACAGTAATTGACCAAAATGATTACGTGCTTCCAGCAGAAGTAATGGAAGTACGCCAAATTTTCCGTAGAAGTATTGGATCAAGAACAGGGGGCGGCGATGGCGGCACACTGTTTGAACCATTTAACTTAGCATACACAAATACATATTTGTTAGCAAGTTCAAATATGGGCGGCTTAGCAACTTACAATGCCTTTGCTGGATACCAAGAACTAGTAGGAAGAATGTTTGGTTCTTTTATAGAATTTAAATGGAATAGATCAAATAAAAAACTTACAGTATTACAACGTCCTAGAGCAGAAGAAGAATTATTGTTATATGTCTATAATTATAGACCTGACTTTGATTTATTAGAAGATTATATGGCTGTACAATGGATTAAAGATTATGCTCTAGCAAAAAGTAAGTATATGCTAGGGGAAGCAAGAAGCAAATTTGCTACTATTGCTGGACCACAAGGCGGCACAAGTTTAAATGGTGATGCTCTGAAAGCAGAAGCACAAGCTGAACTAGAAAAACTTGAAATGGACGTACAAATGGCAGTACCGGGTGGCACCGGTTACGGCTTCACAATCGGCTAAAATAACACTTGACTTCCGATAAATTATATTGTATAATTAACAATATTTTTAAGGAATCGTTATGATCATTGGTATTTGCGGATTAATAGGAAGCGGCAAAGGCACAGTTGCTGACGTTCTTGTAGAAGAACACGGATTTGAAAAAATTAGTTTTGCTGATAAACTTAAAGATGCTGTAGGATTAATGTTTGATTGGGATCGAGAGATGCTGGAAGGCGAAACATCTGAAAGCAGATATTGGAGAGAACAACCTGATGAGTTCTGGACTAAAGAAACTGGCAAAGAAATCACGCCTCGACTTGTTTTACAGCTTTTTGGTACTGACTGTATGCGTAATGGGTTCTTCGATGGTATATGGGTTAGTTTTGTAAAGAAGAAAATTTTAGATAATCCTAACAAAAATTTTATTATTCCAGATGTAAGATTTACAAATGAATCTGAAATTATTAAGAGTATGAATGGTAAAGTATGGTGTGTGAAACGAGGTCCTGATCCGCTATGGTTTAGGCAGTATCAAGATTTAGGCATAGAACCGCAAGACATTCATCCAAGCGAATGGCGCTGGGCAAATACACACTTTGATTTTAACATTTATAATGAAGGTACTATAGAAGATCTTAAAAGTCAGGTAAAAGGTCGCCTTGCTTCCACCGAGCGTCTTGCTTCTGCTGAATCCGCTGGCAATTAGCACATATTGTTTTTAGATTATTCGGCCTACAATTATTTAAATCCCCGTCAATGTGATATACATTAAACTGTTCTTTGTGTGAGCTTGTATAATTACACTTCTCACAAGTATCTTTTTGCCTATATCCTGCTTGATACCATTTAGGTACTCCTGAACGTGGTTGTCCACTGTGTAAACATTTTTCACACATGCGTCGATAATATGTTTTACCATTTTTTTTATAATTAATAGCGGCAGGTCGCATGCCACATTCGCATAAAGGTCTCATATTGTATTTACCTCACCTTTCCGCCACCTTTTCTGAGGGTATTTGTTGTGTTCTTTTGATAGAAAGGCATAAATACTTTTAACAGTTGTTATTATATGAACTACAGGAGAAAAATAAAATGGCTTTAGTATCACCAGGAGTACAGGTTAGTGTAATTGACGAAAGTTTTTACACCCCAGCAGAACCAGGTACCACTCCAATGCTTTTTGTTGCTTCAAAGCAAGACAAACAAAACGCGGCAGGAACAGGTACAGCAAGAGGAACAACGAAAGCGAACGCAGGAGTTCCTTTCTTAATTACATCACAAAGAGATTTAGCTGATACATTTGGAGATCCAATTTTCCAAACTGACGCAAACAACAATCCAGTCAATGGTGGAGAGTTGAACGAATATGGTTTACAAGCGGCATATTCATATTTAGGTGTTAGCAACAGAGCTTTCGTAGTAAGAGCAGATATTGATTTAGGCGAAATTGAACCTTCTTCAAGTGCTCCTGCGGCAACTCCAGCTAACGGAACATGGTGGTTTGACACAGCATTAACAAAGTATGGTATTTTTGAATGGAACGGCAATGCCGTAACTGTTACTGGTGGACAGTCATTCACTAACAAAATTCCATTAGTTATTACAAATAAAACTAATCTAGTTGGTGAACAAAATACAGGTGCTCCAAAAGGATCAGTAGGAGCAGTAGGTAACTATGCTGTTGTAGCAACAACAACTGTTAACAAAGTATACTACAAAAATAGTGACGGTGCCTGGGTAAAAGTAGGAACAGCTGACTGGGTCAAGAGTTGGCCAACAGTACAAGCAACAGTTTCCAACCCAACGCTAACAATTGCACAAACAATTGGAATTAACGGAACAACAGTTGCGGCAACAGGATCAACAGTATCCCAAATGGCAACTGATATTACCGGCGCTGGAATTACTGGTGTATCAGCAAAAGCAGTTGATGGTAAGCTATATATTTACAGTGACGGTTCGTCAACAACAGACGGATCAACAGATGACGATGGTGCTATTGTATTAACAGCAGGAGCAACAGGTACATTACTAGCTGACTTAGGTCTAACAGCAGGTGTTTATTATGCTCCAGCATTAGAAATTAAGCCACATACACAAGTCCCTGAATTTAAAACAGCAGACACAAGAACAAGACCTACTGGAAGTGTTTGGTTTAAAACAACTGATGCTAACTTAGGTGTACAGATGAAAGTGAAAGTTTTCAACGGTACAACGCAGTTATGGGAAGAAAAGCCAGCTCCGGTTTACAAAACACATCAAGAAGCTATTTACAATCTAGATAAAACAGGTGGCGGCTCTAACTTAGCACTAGCTCAACTATATGTACAAGCACATGTAAGCGAGCAAGAAAATGAAGAGTTAGATTTTACAATTATGGCTAGAAATGCTTCAGGAGCAACTACTATTACTTCTTCAGCTGTAACAGCAAGTTCACTAACTGCCCAATCGTATGGATTTATAATGGCAGAAAGTGATCCAACAAAACTTGCTATTCAAGAAGGCAAAGCATTAAGTGTAACAGCAACAGGTGCGGCAAGTGACGCAGATCTAATTGCTGAAGCAATTAACTCAGCAGGATTTGAAAATATTGTAGCAAGCGTAGACGCAAGTAACAGAGTTGTAATTACACATTCTTCAGGTGGAGAAATACGTATTAAAGATACAGACAGCTTGTTTGCTGGTATTGGATTTGCGGCCTATAACTATACTACTAAAGCAGGGACTGCTAACTTATATGCAGCACCGGCAGGCGATGCTACTTATGACTTCCACGCTTCAAACTGGAAGATCCTTACACAAACAGCAAGCGCAAATGCTCCAACAGCATTAACAACAAACGGCAGACTATGGTATAGTTCAATTGTAGACGAAGTAGACATGCTAGTACATGATGGAACAACATGGAAAGGATATGCTAATGTGTATCCAAATGCTGATCCAGAAGGTCCAATTGTAAGTGCTACTGAACCTACACAACAGTCGGATACTACACCGCTGGTAACAGGTGATATTTGGATTAGTACAGCAGATTTAGAAAACTATCCACAAGTACACAAGTATAACGCAGACTTACAAAAATGGCTAGCATTAGATGAAGGTGATCAATCGTCAGAAGATGGTATTTTGTTTGCTGATGTTCGTTACGGCACAAGCGGTGGCACAGCTACAGTTGCACCATCAGGAACAATTAAAGAATTACTAGTAAGTGACTTTTTAGACTTTGATGCTCCTGATCCAGCACTATATCCAAAAGGTATGTTGTTATGGAATCTAAGACGCAGTGGATTCAATGTAAAACGTTTCGAGCGCAACTACATTGATACAACAGCTAAAAATGTCAGAATGGATGATGTAAGTATGGCACTTTACTACCCACACAGATGGGTAACTGAATCAGCCAATCAACCAAACGGCGCAGGTAGCTTTGGACGTAAAGCACAGCGTAAAGTAATTATTCAAGCTCTACAAGCAATGGTTAACAGTAACCAAGAAATTAGAGATGATGAATCAAGACTGTTTAATGTAATGGCAACACCTGGATATCCAGAACTGATTGGTGAAATGGTCAGCTTAAACTTTGATAGAGGCTTAACAGCATTTATTGTAGGTGATACTCCGTTCAGACTAACATCAGACGCAACATCGCTAAACAATTGGGGAGCAAATACTGCTCTAGCAGTTGAAGATAATGATGATGGCGCACCAAGTAGAGATGAATACTTGGGTATGTTCTATCCGAGCTTGTTTACAAGTGATAATTTAGGTAACAATGTTGTTGTTCCTCCAAGTCATGGTATTATTAGAACACTAGCACTAAGCGATAGTGTATCGTTTCCATGGTTTGCTCCAGCAGGTACAAGACGTGGTGGTATTACTAACGCAACAGCGTCAGGATTTATTGATGCTGAAGGCGAATTTAAGTCAATTGCGCTAAACGAAGGACAGCGTGATACACTTTATAGTAATAATATTAACCCTATAACATTCTTAACAGGAGCAGGACTTGTTAACTTTGGTCAAAAGACTAGAGCAAGAAACGCAAGTGCGTTAGATAGAATCAATGTAGCAAGATTGGTAATTTACTTAAGATCACAACTTAAGAAACTTGCTAAGCCTTTTATCTTTGAACCTAACGATAAGATTACAAGAGATGAAATGAAAGCACAAGTAGACAGTTTAATGTTAGAGCTAGTATCTCAAAGAGCATTATATGACTTCTTAGTTGTATGTGATGAAAGCAACAATACGCCAAACAGAATTGATAGAAATGAACTTTATGTTGATATTGCTATTGAACCTGTAAAAGCAGTTGAGTTTATTTACATTCCGTTGAGATTGAAAAACACTGGTGAAATTTCAGGACTATAAGTTGATAAATAAAAGTAACAGGAGTATATAATGGCAATTTCAACACTTTCAAAATTAACAGTACCACTAGATAGTAACGCAAGTGCTTCTAACCAGGGCTTGTTAATGCCGAAGCTACAATACCGCTTTAGAGTATCATTAGAAAACTTTGGTGTATCAAGTCCATCAACTGAGCTTACAAAGCAAGTTATGGATGTAACAAGACCAAATATTACATTTGAAGATATGACAGTGGATATTTACAACTCCAAAGTTTATCTTGCTGGTAAACATACTTGGGATCCAATTACACTTAACTTACGTGAAGACGTATCCAACAATGTACAAAAACTTGTTGGTGAACAGTTACAGAAACAGTTCGACTTCTTTGAACAGTCAAGTGCTGCAAGTGGAGCAGATTACAAGTTTGTAACTAGAATTGAAATCTTAGATGGTGGTAACGGAGCAAACACAGCAGGTGTACTAGAAACATTTGAACTGTATGGATGTTACCTAAATAGCGCAAATTATAATTCATTAAACTACGCAACATCAGAAGTAGCAACAGTGACATTAAGTATCCGTTATGATAACGCAATCCAAACACCACAAGGCACAGGCATTGGCACAGCAATAGGTAGAACAATTAATACTGGTATTACAGGCGGCGGTGCAACTTAATTATTAAAAAATATATTATAAAAAAGGGTCTTTATTGGCCCTTTTTTTATGGCCGTATTATCTACCCACTTAATTCAAAAGGATAAATATTTATATGGCAAACTTTTTAAATGGTTTTTTAGATAATGTAGTATCAGGAGCGTTAAGCCCTAAAGGTAATCTTGGTGACTTTGCTCACGCAAGTAGACTGTTTGTTGATGACAATCACAGACTAAGTCCAAAAGTAAAATTTCTTTATCATGTTACATTTAATATCAATCCAGATGCGTCAGCAGTTATTCCTCAATTAGCACAAAAGCATATGAACGAAATAGGTATGCTAGTTAAAACAGCACAGTTACCTGCTTTTAATATTCAAACAGATGTAATTAATCAATATAACAGGAAAAAGGTAGTACAGAAACGTATTGACTACCAGCCAGTTACTATTACATTCCACGATGACAGTTACGGTGTAACTACTGCTATGTGGGAAGCATATTATAGATATTATTATAGAGACGGTAATTACGCCAAAGTAAATCCAGCTGGAGCACCAGATCCAACTGTACCTCAGTATGCTACAAACAAACCAAGTTTTAGCGAACAGTATGCCAGTGGTACATTATTTTCAGAAAAGCAATACAGATACGGTTTTGATAATGATAGTTCTGTCCCGTTTTTTACGAGTATACAAATTTCACAAATGTCGAGAAAACGCTATACTACAATGACATTGATAAATCCTATTATAAGCCAATGGCAACATGACACTATGGATTATTCAGCAAGTGACGGTGTAAGTAACTCTATGACAATTGAATACGAAACAGTTCACTACAGTAGAGGATCTATGAAAAATGGTCCTAAAGGATTTGCTGAAGAACACTACGACAAAACACCTAGCCCTAATTCATTAGGTGGCGGCGGAGCATCTAGTTTACTAGGAGTCGGCGGTGTATTAGCGGGCGGATTTGGTGTATTAGATGATATTACAGGCGGCAAGGCAGACTTTGGAACAGTGTTAAGAGCCGCTAACACAATTAGAAATGCCGGCAATTTAAATCCATCAGGAATAAAAGGTGAATTAATTGGAGCAGGTATTGGAGCATTAGGAGAAGCTACTGGCGTTGACGTAAGTGGCGTAGCAGGTATAGCATTTCCTAGCGGTGGTAATAGTGGAGATTTAAAGACACTAGCAATTGCAGCTGGAGCTGTTGGAATAGGTAAAGCTATTAGTAGTGCTAACCCTAGCGGCGGCGTAAGATCAGCTATTCAAAGTGCCGCATCAGATAGTGCAGCTAGTGGACCTAGAAACGCAAATACAGATGGATTATTAACATGAGCTCAATTGAATTAAATTTACCTCCAAAAAAAGATAATGCTGATAGCGCATCTCAAACTAAAAAAATATTTAACACTTTTTATGCTAAACAACTAGCATATCCAAGTAATGAAGTAGACGCTGTAATTGGATTCTTAGAAAACAAAGGATTTGATAAAGAAGCGGCAAAATCTACAGGAGCAATACTTTTACAACAAGCAAAGATTGATGGATTAAAAGTATTTGAATTACTAGACACTCTACAGGGTTTAAATAAAATACAATTAAGTTTTACTGTTGCCCAAGTCATAAACTTTAATAGACAAAAAATTAGTAGTTTAGGATTTAGAGTAGACAATACTACAACTCCTATTGAAGCAAGAAACTTAGCAGGATAAGCCTATGGCTAAGTTTGCGCAAGGCAAATATACTCTTAAAAATCCTGAAAAATATGTAGGGCGAAAAACACCAACGTATAGAAGTAGTTGGGAATTCGCCTTTATGAAGTTTTGCGATGAGAATCCAGCTATACAATCCTGGGCAAGTGAAGCAGTAAAAATTCCTTATAGAAATCCTTTCACTGGTAGAGCAACAGTATATGTGCCTGATTTTTTTATTCAATACAAGACTAAAAAAGGTAAAAATATGGTTGAACTAATAGAAGTAAAACCAGACAAACAAACTACAATGGAAAACGCTGGTAAATCAAGACATAATCAGGCACACGTAGCACTAAATATGGCAAAGTGGGAAGCGGCAAGAGCATATTGTAAGTCTAAAGGTATACATTTTAGAGTCATAACTGAAAAAGACATGTTCCACCAGGGTTCACGTACCTAATCAATTTGTATAAATATAATAGTAGCATATAATGAGAAACCAATGACCAAAAAATTAGAAGAACTTCTTGATTTACCTGACAGCCAGGATATTATTAAGACCGAACAGAAAAAAGAAAAGAAAGATGTAGTACAGCAACAAAATGATACGTTGCGAGATATTGCTGAATTTGATAAAATCTCTAGTGCTTTACCAGCCGTTAAAGGACTTGGTGAAATGGCAGATAAAGAATTGAATGATGTTGCTGATAAGGCTCTTTCAGCTTATGAAGATTTAATGGATCTAGGTATGAATGTTGAATCCAGATATGCTAGTAGAGTATTTGAAGTTGCTGGCGGTATGCTAAAAACATCACTTGATGCTAAGGTAGCAAAGCTAGACAAAAAACTTAAAATGGTAGAACTACAACTTAAAAAAGAAAAAATGGATAAAGACGGCGGAGTTGAGGATGGCAGTATTGTATCAGGTGAAGGTGCTATTATTACTGACCGGAACAGTTTACTAGAAAAACTTAAGAATATGGATAAATAATTAATAATAGGGAACGAACATGTTTGAAAATTACCTTGCAGAAGCAAAAAAAGTATATGAATTTAAAATTGGTGTAGCTGGAGAAATGTCAGAAGGATTTACTGACAGTTTAGAACAGTGTTTACAACGTTACAGTGTAGCATCAATGAGTGCTGGAAAGAAAACACCAATTCAAGAACGTCCACTGGACTTTCCACAATTGACCAACACAGAAGTTACATATTATGAAGTAGCATTAAACTATCCTACTACGCCACAAGTGTTAGAAGAATATATTGCTCAATGTTGTGGATGTTCAAGATCAAATATATTAGTTAGAACCCCAGGTGATCCAATTGACGCATATCAGCAACCAAAAGATGATGCGCCATATGAAGCACGTCTAACTAAAGAAGAAATGGAACAAGCAGATCCTAAAGCACAAGACACTGTTGGTTCAAACAGAGTAATGGAGCTACTAAAAGAATTAGAGACTGCTCGCAAAGAAAACGAAAACAGTCCAATTGCCGAAGTTAAAGCAGGCGATACTAAAGATATAACAGATACTGAAGGCACTAAGTCACCAGTAGGGAGCAAATAATGGATATGAAAAAAATATTAGAAAATATGGACGCCGCGGCAGTCGGCAACAAGCCGTTTACAGGCGATACAAATTTCAATGATATGAAAAAAATACTTGAAGGTTTTGATACTGTTACGAAAACAGAAAAAGAAACTATTAATGAAGCTGCAGCAGTTACTATGACTGCAGACACACCGAGCCAAGTTGGCGAACTTATGAGCATGATGCGTAACGCAGGAATGGATCCAAAGGTAATGCCAGGTAACAATGTTCCAATGGTTCCAAACGCAAGATTAGATGATCCTAAGATTCCAGGTAAAGATGATGTTCCAGGTGACGTAGATCTTAAAGCAAACCTACTAGGCAAAATAGCAGGTGGTGCCGCAGGCGGAGCCGCAGGCAGTGTTGGTGGCGCGGCCATAGGCTCTAAATATGGCGCTATGGCTGGTAATGCGATTGCTCCAGGTGTAGGCGGGCCAGTTGGTGCTGCCATTGGTAGTGCAGTAGGTGCGGCAGCTCCAGCGGTAGCAGGCGCAGAATTAGTTGGCGGAGAAGATGCTGATATAGATATGTCACCAACGGACCAACAATTAGCAGATGAAGCAGATAATGAATTAGCAAGAATGAGAAAAATTGCTGGGTTGCCACAAGGTGATGTAGAAGAATCCAATACATATGAAGATGAAAAAGATTTTGATAGATCTAGTGTAACATGGGAAGAGCTGAAACCACACGTGATGCTTGTTCAAAAAAAGATACTTATGGACATTGAAGAAGCGGAAAAAGA